ACACGATTTCTGGCACACCTTTTAATGGAGATATAACTTTTGTTATAGGTACAGTCTGCAATCAGGCTTTTCCGGGTAATATCAGTGATGTAAGAATCACCCATACTGCTGTTTATTCAGGTAGTACATATACAGTACCAACTGCACCACTTACCGCAATTACCGGAACTAAATTTTTATCTAACATGACTAACGCGCAAGCGTTTGATAACGCAGCACATAATAATATGACGCTGCTTGGCAACGCTAAAATTTCTACAACACAGGAAAAAATAGGTAATTCTTCTTTGTATGTAGATGGCACTGGTGATTATCTAACATTTCCAGAAAACGCAGCCAACGATATTGACGGAGGCACAGATTGGACAGTCGAGTTTTATTTTCGTCCGACACAAGCGTCAATCGACTCAAGCCTCATAGAAATTGTTTCAAAAGAAGCAGGTTTTCAGCTCTATATGTCAGCCGCTGAAATGGGATTAGCAGTTTCAGCAAATAATACTGGCACATATATATTTAACACAGTGACAGGCACTGATTTAAGTGCAGATACTTGGTATCACATTGCGGCAGTTCACTACGGAAATACTTACAAAATGTATGTAGACGGCACTCTCACAGCTATCAACACTACGTCCACATCAAACGCAAGTACGGGGGCGAAATGGGAAATCGGCGGGTATATCGGTGGACAGTATCCTACACAGGGATACATTGATGAATTTAGAATTAGCAAAATAGCCCGCTACACATCGAACTTTACGCCAGACACAGAACCATTCCCGGACAGAGGAGAATTATGATGAAGATAGCAATACTAGATGGGGACACAATAGGTGACATTGCAGAATGCAAATCTTTGTTTCCCAACACCTCCTTTCCAAAAAGCGGCCCAGACGCTGATTGGCTAACGTCGAACTCAGCAGCAGAAGTTGTGACCTTTTTAGACTTTAATTCAGCTACGCAAAAGAACGAGAGTGTTGCGCCTTACTTGTCAGACGGCAAAGTCTACACGCGCAGAGTCACCGATATGACTAATGCAGAAAAAGCAGCAGTGGTGACAGCAGCTAATGCACAGGTAGCAGCAAGCAACAGGGCAACAAGAGATGTTTTGTTAGCGCAGAGCGATTGGATGGTTATCAAGTCTCAAGAAACTGACACAACATTAAACTCTGATTGGGCAACTTACCGACAAGCATTAAGAAACATTACAGCGCATGAAAACTGGCCTAACTTAGAGAGTGCCAGCATTACCGGCGATAGTGCCGGTGATTGGCCTGTTGCGCCTAGCTAATGAGTGATCTTGATAGGCATGAAGCTGAGTGTGCTTTGAGGTTCAAGAGCATAGAAGACAGGTTAGAAAGAGGCGGTTCTCGAATGGTCAGGCTAGAAGCTCTGATATGGGCCATGTACCCATTCATGCTGGGTGCTGTATTTCTTTCTAAAGATCTCTAATGATCGGGGAAGTTTTTGCCGTCCTGTCTGCGTTAAAGGCTCTTAACGATGGCATAGCTACTGTTAAAGAAGGGAAGGGTAATTTAGACAGCATATTAGGAAGTTGGGCAGAAGCAGACGAAAAATACAATGAAGTAGAAAAAGCTAAAGCTGGCGCAATGTCTTACAAAGACGCGCTCAAGATGGAGTCAGCAAAAAGACAGTTAGCAAACTTTGACCAACAGCTTAAAGACATTTGCATGATGCAGGGGCAGTTTGATCTGTATACAAGCATCAAGAAACGCATGGAGGAGAGCAGGTACGCCCATGAAAAAGAACTTCGGATTATTAAAAAACGTAGGCTGGAGTTTAAGAAAACCATGAAGTTAGTCGGCACTATAATGTTCACTTGGGTTTGCTCTATGGGGTTTTTATTTGCAGCTATATGGGCGTATAGACAGGGTGAGTGATGTTAATAGCGTTTCTTTTAGTTGTTGTTGTAGACGGTGAGATAGTTACTACAGAAGAGATGCTGTTTCAAAACATATATAGATGTAACAACTTTGCTAATGCGGTAGAACGAGGAGAGACATCGGCAGACCGACAGCCATACAAGTGGCAAGAGAACATATCTGCCTACTGTATACCTAAGATGGTTGAGGACAGCACGTTTTTGTTTAAATGAGGAATCTTATGAAATATATACTTTTGATTAGCTTTTTACTGATTTCTGGATGTTCTTCTATTCAAGTCTGTGGTGAGCGCACTTACGAGCTTGAGGTTCCATCAACCATTCCTTTTATCAGTGGAGCTTTTAAAATAAAGCGTAGCTCAGATCATGTAGATTGCCAGTTAGATCCAAAGGAAAGGATTGTTAAAGATGACTAGCCACCAGGAACTAAGCGTTCTTTGCGGTCAATCGTATAGAAGCTCTACCTTTGAAGAAGCAAACATAGAGACTCTAGTTGTGGGTAACGTGTTTGTTTTTAGAGGAACGGACGAGCCTAAAGACGCTCTTAGAGACATGAGAATACTGCCTCTTTGGACTAGAGAGCTAGGCTGGTGTCCCGCAGGATTCCTTAGAGCCTCACGGAGGTTAGTCAACAAGGTTACTTCTATTTGCCTAGAAGAAGATATTGACCACAAGAACATAGAATTATCAGGTCATTCTTTAGGAGGAGCAGTAGCGTTGATTGTTGGTGCGTTAATGACGAGAGATGAGATTCCGCCACAGCAGATAGTGACGTTTGGTGCGCCTCGTTGCGGCAGGTTAAAGATACTAGATAAGGTTAATGTTACTCAATATAGGCATGGGAAAGATATTGTCCCACTGGTTCCTCCTTTGATGCGTAGGCACAACAAGCTAGTAGAAGCAGGGGAGCCAAAGAGCTTAATTAAAGATCACTTTATGCTGAATTACGTCAAAATGAAGAAGCAAGATGAGTCCTAAAAAGCTAGAACCCAATTCTAGTTATGATCGGTATGACACTGACGGTGATGGCATTGTCAGCGATGAGGAAATAGAGTCATCAGAAAGGCTCCAACAGCTAGAAGTTATGCATGAAAAGGCGGATGCACAGAGAAATATGTGCTGGTTAGCCTTGCTTGGAATGTTGCTATACCCCTCTTTAGTCGTAATATGTGGGATGATGGGTTTAGATAAAGCGGCTGATATACTAGGCGCAATGAGCAGTATCTACTATGTCAGTGTTGCAGGATTAGTGAGCGTTTGGTTCTCTACTCTTGCTTGGTCTAAAAAGAACGGGAATGGCAGCTAATGACTGTAGACGTTAAAGAGTTATACGAAGAGATTAGCAAAGACGAAGGAAAGGTTCTTCACGCTTATCTTTGTAGTGAGCTACACGCAACTGTCGGGATTGGTCACAAAATCCTAGACACTGATCCTGAGAAAGACTTAGAAATATTCGGTGTTAATTGGGAGCAGGTTCCTGATGACCAACGCATTTCAGAGCATAGGTGCTACGTTCTCTTCCAAGAAGACGTTCAGATAGCTATAAACGGCTGCATGGGCATCTACAATAACTGGGAGGATCTACCTCAAGAGATGCAGCATGTCCTTGTTAATATGTGTTTCCAGCTAGGGAAGAGAGGTCTAAGCAACTTCAAGAACATGAAAGCAGCAATAGAAGACAATAACTTTACTCTAGCAGCAGTAGAGATGATGGATTCCCGCTGGGCTGAAGACCAGACACCTCAGAGAGCTAAAAGACTTGCAGACAGGGTAGTGTCTGTTTCTAAGAAGGAGTCTTTATAATGGCCGCTGATCCTTTAGGCATAAAAACAGGTTCTCGTAATTGGCAAGATTGGTCAGACAACACAGGGCTTTATCCAGCAGGGCTGTTTGATTTTAATAGCGAAAATTTAGAATTATTAATTTTACAACGAGCTATTCAAGATGCTTTAAATGCAGACAACGCTTCTGACGCTGCTGATATTCTTGAGCCAGTAGTAGGAGACATTAGCAAAGAACAAATAGAAGACGCTTTAACTGCTGAAGGAGGTGCTTTTGAAGGCGATCTTAGCGTTATAGACCCAGATTTAACTGATGGAGATGTTGATTTTTCTCCTGAAGAAGCTCCTGAACCTGTATGGCCTGAACCAGGCTCTAGGCATCCAGAGACAGGAGAGACACAAGAAGAAATAAGCGCAAGGTGGAAAAGAGAAGAAGCTGCAAAAGCAGAAGATCCTCCTCCAGAAGAAACACCTCCAGAAGAGCTTCCTCCAGAAGAGCTTCCTCCAGAAGAGCTTCCTCCAGAAGAGCTTCCGCCAGAAGATGCACCTCCAGAAGATCCTCCCCCGCCAGAAGAGCCTCTCCCAGAAGATAATCCTCCAGAAGAGCTGCCTCCTCCTAGCTCTGTTGCTGATGACTACTTGTCTTCTGTGCAGAATTCGTTTGCAGCAATGAGCGAAGAAGATCAAGCGGGGATATTTAAAAGCACCTCTACTGGAACGCCTATAGAGCAAGCTCTTTACGACCAATTGTTAGGCAACGTATTCGCAAAAGGGGGCATAGGTTTTGAGATTGATCCTAATGACGGAACTAGTCTTCTTCTTAAAGTTCCTGTAGGTATACCGTCTATTGGCGGCCCTATGAGAATTAAGATTCTCAACGAAGACGGAAGCTTAGTGCCGCTGCCCGATGTATTAGGAGAAGCTAAAAATAAAGTAGCTCAAGCAGGTAAAGACATTCTTGCTATCCCAGGACAAATTCTTGACGAAGCTAGAGGAGCCTTGGGTGATCTAAAGGATCTTGGTGGAGTAGTGGCAGGAACATCAAATAAAACACTGACAGAAGTGCTTGGAGAAATATTCTCTGGCGTTCTTGTTGAAGGATCTGAAACTCTTCCTAAAACTGGATGGATGGGTCAAGGCATCTTAGGAGATATATACGATATCTTTTTGAAAGAAGTAGATGATTGGAAGTCAGGAGGAGATCCTAGCAAGTTTGGTGGAGATCCTTTTCCTATAACTCCTGTTGATGATGGATTACCTCCGGTTCAGCCGTCAGATGCTCCTCCTTCAGATGCTCCACCTCCAGAAAGTCCTTTTGGAGAAAAGCCTCCAGGTAAAGCTTCTAATGAAATCCTTCCTTTAGATCCTGATCTTACCCCTGACCTTGATCCTGACCTTGATCCTGACCTTGATCCTGGTTTAGATCCTGACCTTGATCCTGATCCAGACAAAAAGCCAGACGATGATCCAAAGGACGATGATCCAAAGGACGATGACCCTAAAGACGATGA